CCCTTTCGCTGCTGGCTATTCATTCACTGCCGCTGGTACCGGCGGCGTGTGGTTTGGAACGCCCAAAGGATGGTTGAGGAACGATGGTAAGTCTGACTATCTACACCGAGCCGGTAGCCAAAGCGCGCCCCAGGGTAGCCGTGGTGAATGGCCACGCCCACGGCTACACCCCGGCGGCTACCCGCAACGCCGAGGCCGCTATCCGGTACTCCATCACGCAACAATGGACAACGCCGCCATTCGCCCCGGGCGTTCCTTTGAAGCTCACGGCCACGTTCTACCGGACCCGGCCAGTGCATCTGCCTAAAAGAGTGACCATGCCGGTTACCAAGCCGGACGCGGACAACTACGTCAAGCTGTTGCTGGACGCCCTTAACGGGTACCTCGTGGTGGACGATAACCAAATCACCGACATAGCGGTGAGCAAGCGGTTCGGAAGCCCGCCCCGGATTGAGATGACTTTGGAAGAACTGGCGAAGGAGTAGGTTGATGCCACTACCCGGCTGGCAGGAGTTCCTGGAGGCGAATGCCGCGGAGAGGCGGCGTGAGGCTGGCGGCATTGCGGTTGATTTTGCCTGCTCGCCGCGGTGGGCGGCACGGTACGAGCACGAGGGGTTGAGGACGGGATATCCAAGGGCATACTACACCCTACACAGGAGGCACCTTGGTACAAGAGAAACTGCCCCCACACGATAACGAGGCTGAAGACGCCGTCATCGGCTCCCTGCTCGTTGACGGTGAAGCTATAAACGAAGTCGCCTCCGACCTCAAGCCGGACGACTTCTTCGGCGAACGCGGCAAGTGGATTTACGAGGCCTGCCTGGCACTCTATAGGCGCGGCGACGGCATCAACGAGATTACCGTGGCGCGAGAGCTGGCGCACGATGAGAAGCTGGAGAAGATCGGCGGCGCGGCGTTCCTTAGCCACCTGATTTCCATTGTGCCCACGCCGTTCCATATCAAGTACTACGGCGGCATTGTGTCCAACCTGGCGACGTATCGCAGGCTGATCAGCGCCGGGGGTGAGATCACCCGCATCGGCTTCCATGCCGGGCCCGACGTGGACAGGGCGCTGTCGCAGGCGGCTGACTCGGTGGCCCAGGTCAGGGCCAACTCTCCCGGCGCGGTGGACTCCGGCAAGGACTTCGCTGTCAAGGCCGACAAGTGGCTGGGTGAGATGCGCCAGGGGCGGACGCCGGCGGTGAGCTGGGGATTTGCCGAACTGGACACCATCACCGGCGGCGCCTTCGGGTCTGAAATGACCATTCTCGCCGGCCGGCCCGGGTCCGGCAAGACGGAGATCGCTTTGGCCGTGTTCGAATCCATGGCGGTAAACAGCTACCCGCTGATGGTCTCAATAGAAATGTCCGAGGACCAACTGAGGCAGCGCATCATCGCCCACTGGACCGGGATACCCATTTCGGTCATCCGGCGCGGCGGCTTCACTGACGAGCAGGCGGACGCCATCACGGCGGCCATCAGCGATTTGTCTAATCTTCACTGGCAATTCATGGACCTGTGCGACGCCAAGGACTTCGGCCGCGGCGACGGCGATATCGACCGCATCATATCGGCCGGCCTGCGCTGCCAGGTGGAGGGCAAATTAAGCGCCGTCATCATCGACTACCTGGGACTCATCTCGGACGGTCCGGGTAATTCCGAGTACTCCCGGGTGACCTACATCTCAAGGCAGCTCAAGCGGGCGAACCGGCTGCTGGACGTGCCCTTCCTAGTGCTGTGCCAGCTTAACCGCGGCCCGGAAGCGCGCGACGACAAGCACCCGCAGCTATCGGACCTCCGGGACTCAGGCTCGATCGAGCAGGACGCGGACAATGTCTTCTTAGCCTACCGGCCAGCCTATTACCACCTGTGCCCGGTGTGTTCGAAAGACCGGGAATTGTCGCGCAAGGGGAATGCCAAGCTGATGTACAGCGATGAGCGGCGCGAGTGGTACTGCCTACAGAACCACGATATCTTCCGGACAGAGCTGGAGATTGCCAAACAAAGGCAGGGCGACCCGGGAGCGGTGTGGCTGGACTGGGACCGCTCCCATAGGTGCTACAAGAATGACTACTGGCAGGAAAAGGGAATAGAGGAATGAAGTCAATCTACTTGAAACACGACATCGACGCAAGGCAAGACCCTGCCATTTGTGAGCTTATGCGGGGTAATGGTGGATGGCACCGATATGGCCTCTTTTGGGCCGTTTTGGAGACCCTCCGGGGCGAGAAAAACTACACACTGTCGGTCGACCGTTGCCCCGCAGTCGCTTGGGAGTTGAGACGCAGTCAGTCCGATTTCGCCTCGTTTTTAGAGAGACTGGTACAAATCGGTCTACTGAAGAAGCGAAGTGACGGTAGTTATTTCTCTGAGCGTCTCGCTGACGATGCGGGTCAAGCTGAATCGACCTACAAGCAAAAGATAGCGGCTGCTCAAGCGGGTGGTCAAGCATCTGCTCAAGCACGTGCTCAAGCATCCGGTCAACCGAACGGTCAAGCAATACCAGTGGTATCTAGTGGTATTAATAAACCCCCTATATCCCCCAAGGGGGACAGCGTTTCGTCTTCGACTTCACAGGGGTCCGAGGGGCACGTCTACGTCCTCCCACCCTTGGTTGACCCGAAACAGAAACCCGACTTGAGGCGGCCGATATCGCTGGTGAAGAAAGAGAAAGAGCAGGAGGCACGGAATGCCTGACGAGGGCCTCTTCAACTGGCGAAAGGCCCGGGAGCTCGCCCAGAGGCGGGCTTTGATCCGGGCCGACGAGAACCGGATCACCTACGATTGCTTCCAGGCGGTGACGAACGGTGACTACGTGCGCTGCAAGTTGGGCCGGGACCTCGGTACCCTGCTGCTCCGTGACGTGCTGGAGGGGGCGACGCCAAAGGCTTGTCAGGAATGCCAGTTATTATGTCAAGGTGGTGAGGATTGAACCCGTTCTGCACGATTGGGCCACTCGTGGCACTTGGCCGTCGGAGGCCGAAAAGCCTATTGACAACGGAAACAAACCTATTACACTTGAATCAATGGGTGCGCTAAGTAAGGCCTACGTAACCAGGTTTTCTTTCGATGCCACAGCCGTTTTATGCGGCGATAACAGGGCTATGCGTTCGGCCGGGGCTACAAACCCCCGGCCCGGCGCATCTTCCAGGGTGGCGGCATGGTAGTGGTCACGAGGCGAAGGGCCACCGACAATGCCGCTTACAGGTCTGGACAGCTAAAAAAGCGTTTCCTCGAAGAATACCCGAAAAACTGGGTAATCGGCGATGCGGCCAAAGCTACCGGCATTGCGCGTCAAACCTTTTACGATTGGCTGGCGGCTGATCCCCAGTTTGTCCTCGACTTCGAGCAGGCCAAGAAAGCCGTCGTCGAGCGATTGGAAAAAGAGGCATTGCGCCGCGCCCACCAGGGCGTTGAAGAGCCGGTCTTCTATCTGGGCCGGGAGTGCGGCACCGTTCGAAAGTACTCCGACACCCTTTTGATCTTCCTCCTCAAGGGGAACGCCCCGGACAAGTACCGCGAGCGGCTTGAGCACACCGGGGTCGGCGGCGGGCCGATCAAAACCGAGGTTGCCGCCACGGTCAATCTGGCGAGTCTCAGCAGGGAGGAATTGGACGCCCTTGAAAAACTCCTGTCAAAGGCTGCCGACGTTGCGGGAAGTTAGGGCGGAAAAAGGCCGGCGCGGCCTGCTGGACTTCACCCTCTACACCTACCCCGAGTACCAGCCAAACTGGCACCATATCGAGCTATGCAAGCTCCTTGATCGGTTCGTGGCCGGTGAGATACGGCGCCTGATCGTCTGCCTTCCCCCGCGCTATGGTAAATCAGAGCTTGTCTCCCGTCGCCTTCCCGCTTTTATCCTCGGAAAACACCCCGACGATGGCATTATTGCCACCAGCTACGGGGCGGACCTGGCATCGATGATGAACCGGGACGTGCAACGCATCATCGACGGCGAACAGTACCACGATGTCTTCCCTGAGACCAAGCTGTACGGCGAGAATGTCCGCACAACTGCCCAGGGCAGCTATCTCCGTAACTCTGACATTTTCGAGGTCGTTGACCACAAGGGTTATTACAAGAGCGCCGGTGTCGGCGGGGCCATCACCGGCATGGGCTGCAAGTGGGGCATCATCGACGACCCGGTGAAGAACCGCGCCGAGGCTGAATCGGTCGTCTACCGCAACGCCCTGTGGGACTGGTACCGTTCAACCTTCTACACCCGATTGGAAAAAGACGCCCGTATCCTGCTGACCGTCACTCGCTGGCATGAAGACGACCTGGCGGGCCGGCTGCTCAAGTTGGCCAAAGAAGACAAGAATGCCGACCAGTGGACGCTGTTCAGCGTACCCGCCATTGCTGAAGGCGAGCTGATGCCCTGCGATCCCCGGCAAATAGGCGAAGTGCTCTGGCCGGAGAAGTACCCGCCGGCAGAGGTGATGAAGATCAAGGTCAACGCCGGAGGCTATGAGTGGGCCGCTTTGTATCAACAGCGCCCGTCCGCCCCGGCGGGCAATATGCTCAATCGCAGTTGGTGGAAGTACTACCGCCAGGCCCCCAGCCGATTCGACGAAGTGATTGAGTCCTGGGACTGCTCGTTCAAAGACACCGCCGGCACGGACTACGTGGTGGGGCAAGTGTGGGGCAGGAGGGGCGCCGACAAGTACCTGCTCGATCAGGTCCGGGCCCGCATGGATTTCCCCGTCACCATCGCTGCCGTTCGCTCCCTGTCGGCAAAGTGGCCGATTGCTCGGGCAAAATTGGTAGAGGACAAAGCCAACGGCACCGCCGTAATTGCCACTCTCAAGCGGGAGATACCCGGCCTGATTCCAGTAGAGCCGGACGGTGGCAAAGTGGTCCGGGCATGGAGCGTCAGTCCCGAGATCGAGGCTGGCAATGTCTACATTCCGGAAGTGGCCGACTGGGTATCCGACTTCGTGGAGGAATGCGCCAACTTCCCCAACGGCTCGCATGACGACCAGGTGGACGCCATGAGTCAGGCGCTGAACTATTTCTCTCGCGTGCCTCCCGAGGTTGACGAGGTCGTGGTCTTTGACTCCATGACGCTGCTGAAGGGGATCGAGCTATGACGACCGAGTACTCCGACGCCGGGATGACCCAAGTCCTCAAGGAAACGGCTGTCAGCGTCGAGACGATGCTCACTTTGCAAGTCGGGACCACCACCGGGCAATCATCGTCCAATGTCCTCACCGACGCCGAGCGCAAGGCAGCGGTACAGAAGGCCCGTGTCTACTCGGTCAAAGACCCGCTGTGTAAGCAGGCCATCAGGCTCTGGACAGACTACAGCTTCGGCACTGGGATGACCTGGAATGCCGAAGACGAGCCGGCCAAGAAGGCCCTCGACGCCTTCTGGAACAACCCGGCCAATGCCGCCGTATTGAGCGGACCCGGCCAGCGCAAGTCTAGCGACAAGCTGCTGGTTGACGGCGAGATATTCCTGGCCGTATTCCTGGGCGAAGAGACTACCATCCGCCGCCTCGACCCGCTGGAGATCACCGAGATCATCAGCGACCCCGACGACCTGGAGGATGTGCGATATTACAAGCGGGAATGGACGACCCCGCAGCGCACCACCAAGGCCAGCTACTACCGCTCCATGTCCAACGAGGCTGACAAAGAATGCCCGGACTCGCAAGGCATCAGCCGGAAGTCAACCGAAGACGCTTTGGTATATCACCTGGCCATCAACACTCTAGGCCAGCGCGGTAACTCCATGCTGCTGCCGGCCCTTGATTGGGTGAAGCTCTACCGCCAGTTCCTGGCCTCTCGCGTCGCCGTCATGCTGGCGCTGGCCCGCTTTGCCTGGAAGAACAAAGTCCAGGGTGGCTCAACCGCCGTAGCCGCCGCCAAAGCGGTGACACACGAACAGACGCCGGCCGCCGGCTCGATGGTAATTGAAAACCTTGGGGCCGACTTGCAGCCCATCCGAACCGACACCGGCGCCCAGAATGCCAAGGAGGACGGGCGGATGCTTCGCCTCCAGGTGTGCGCCGCGGTGGGCTGGCCGGAACAATATTTTGGTGACGTTTCAACCGGCAATCTGGCCACCGCCAAAACGGTTGAATTGCCCGTCATGAAGATGTGCCAGTCCTACCAGATGGCCTGGGCATCGGCTTATGCCGACATCGACCAGTTGGTGCTTCGGCAGGCCGGCGTCAAGGACGCCTATGTTGACCGCGACTTCCCGGAGATCACCCCGGAGGACGCCATGGTGCTGGCCCAGTCAATCGGGTTGCTGGTCTCCGCCTTCCCCGAACTCAGCGAAAGCCGCGACGTGATGCAAAGGGCCCTCAACTCTCTGGGCATCACCAACGTCAACGAAGTGCTCGACGCGCTGGCGAAGACAGCCGAAAGCAGCCCCTACGTGGCCACGGCCAAAGCGTTGAGACGGCTGAAAGAGGCGCTCCGTGACCGCTGATTTGGTCAAAGAATTGGACGAACTGCTGGCGCTGGTCGAGGCGAAGATCCCGGCCAATCCCAACTCGCGCAAGAACATCGAGCTGGCCAAAGAACTTGAGGGCGAGGTAAAAAGCTACTTCGGAAGCGTGGAACAGGCATTGCCCATGGGCGCTCTTGGCTGGTTGTATCTCAAGCACGTAAAGGCGGATTAGTGAGTCTTAATACCGAAATTGACGACATTCTGGAACCGGTGCTGAAGTCACTCAGTACCGAGTTCGCGGCGCGCCTGGCAAAGCGCTCCATCGTCGCTTATCTGTCCGCCTCTGCTGAGCTGATGAGCTGGGGCCGGACCAAGCTCTCCGACAAACCCATCTTCTTCGAAGGCCCGCCGGTCCAGCAGGCTATCGACTACGCTCGCGCCCACTCCGCCCGGCTCGTCAAGGGTTTGGACGACGTGACCCGGGACCGCCTCAAGACAGTCATCGCCGATGCCATCAACAACAAGCGCGGCGTCGAGGGATTGGCCAGAGACTTGCGGCGCGAGTTCGACGACATGAGCAAAGCGCGGGCGCGCTCAATCGCGCAAACCGAGACGAATGACGCGCTGTCGCAGGCCAGCCTCGACCGGATGGGCGACATGGGCGTCACCGGGAAAGAATGGGTGACAGCCGGCGACGAGTCTGTTTGTCCAATCTGTGGCGGCAACGAAGCCCAGGGAGTCATCCCGGTGAATGAGCCCTTTGCCAGCGGCCACATGCGGCCACCCGGCCACCCTGGAGAATGCCGGTGCAGTTTAAGCCCAGCATTGCTGTCGAAATCAAGCTAGGAGGCACGAATGGCGAATCTGAGCATGGACGATAAGCGGAAGCTGCTGCAAAGCGCTTTGGACGCTATTAACCCGGTCACCGGTGATTTCCACGCCTCCTGCTGGATTCAGGATGTCTGGGACGACCGCCTTGTTTACGAGCGCCAATCCCAAATGTACGAGGCCAGCTATGTTATTGACGCCGAGGGGAAAGTCACCTTCGGCGAGCCCAAGAAGGTCATGCGGCAGACGGTCTACAACGCCATGGAATCGCTCCGCACCGCCTACGCCGACCTGGTACAGGAGGCTTACCATCGTTCCCAGTCCGCAACCGATAGCCAGCGCGTCAAGCAGGTGATGGCCTCGTGCCAGTCTCAGATTGCCAAACCGGATGCGCAGATTGCCAAAGTTCTTGAGAGCGCTACGGGCGAGCTCAAGTGGCTCCGCGAACAGGCCGTGATGAAGACCGAGGACGGGGTAGCTTACCCGGCCAGCGCCTTCGCCCACGTGCCCGACAAGGATAAGCCCGGCGACTGGAAGCTCCGTATCTGGGAAGACGCCGAGAAGAAGGCCACCAAGGCGCAGCTCGGACGGGCCGCTGCCGCCCTTTCCCCCGGCGGCTTCCGTGGCCAGAAGGCGGAGATCCCCAATGACGACCTGCCGGCCGTCAAGCGCAGGATCCGCGCCGCCTACAAGGCGCTGGAAGTCCCCGATGAGGAAATGCCCAAGTGGGTCAAGGAGGCTGAGATGCGCGACTACATCCACGAATCAATCATTATCCCGGTGGCCGAAGCCAGCGCCGAGAACATTGCCAAAGGCATTGTCCCGGTGCGGATACTTCAACCCGGGTTCAACACTTCCAAGACCCGCCACTACTCCGAGTCAGCCGTCCAGGACGCGGTCAAAATATTCGAAGGCGCCAAGCAGTACGCCAACCACGCCACCAGGACCGAAGAGAAAGAGCGGCCTGAAAGAGACATCCGCGACTGGGTGGCCACCCTGGAGAATGTCAAAGTTGCCGCAAACGGGAACGCCGTGGGCGAGGCCCGGATCCACGCCGGCTGGTTCAAGGAGATGGTCACCAACCTCTACGAGGCCGGGACGCTCTCCAAGTTGGGCGTCAGCATCAACTCCATCGGGCGCGGCTCCAGGCAGGCGATCAACGGGACGCAGACGTTCGCCGTGGAGAGTCTGGTGGACCACCCCTTCAAGTCGGTGGACTTTGTCACTGAGGCGGGCGCCGGCGGCCAGTGCGGAGTGTGCGAAAGCGCCGCCCCTGAAATCGTAGACGCCTACATCGTCAGCCTGGCCAAGCTCAAAGAGGCCCGGCCCGATCTCGTCAAGGAATTGGAAACCGAGTTGCAAGCGAAAAATACAACGGAGGCAAAAAGAACAATGGAAATCGCAGAGGAACTCAAGCAGGCGAAGGACCGACTGGCGGTTCTGGAGGCAGAGAACCTTGGACTGAAGACCAAGATCACCGAGGCGGATAAGGCCAGAGCCAAGACCGAAGCGCAAGCCGCAATCAAAGAGGCTGTGCAGAAGTCAACGCTCCCCGATGTCGCCAGGTCGCGGCTGGTCGAGCAGTTCAAGGAGGCTGAGTCGGTAGATGGCGTCGAAGCGGCTATCAAGGCCGAAGGTGACTACCTCGCCAAGCTCAACGAGTCCGGCAAGGTCAAGGGCATGGGCGCTACCACCCCCGACCTTTCCAAGCTCAGCCCCTCCGAGAAAATCCGCCTGGGAACGGAACAAGGCTAAATAATTACGGGAGGTAATCTCTAACATGGGAATGACCCTTGTCGAAGGCTCGAAGTATTCGAATAGCATTCTTCAGAAAGGCGTCGTGGAGACCATCGTCTACGATGACCCCATCCTGAACCGCATCAAGTTCAAGGACATCGTGGGCAACGCCCTGACCTACAACCGCGAGACCAGCGTGGACGGGGCTGAATTCTACGGTGTGAACGCCGCCTGGAACATGAAGGAACAGGGCATCACGCCTTACACCGCCACCCTGAAAATCCTCGGCTCCGCCGGTGAATTGGACGACTTCCTGAGGAAGACCCGCTCCAACATCAACGACCTCAAGGCTGAAATCATGATCGGCAAGGCAAAGGCCGTCCAGGTCAAGTTCGGCCAGCGCTTCATTTACGGCAGCGCCACCACCGACCCGCTGGAGTTTGACGGGCTGCACGTCCTGATCGCCAGCAGTACCTACAACACCATCCTGGCCGACTCCGGCGACACGCAGACGGTCGCCCTTTCGTGCAGCACCCATCTGGACAGACTGCTCGACATGATCAAAGGGCGGAAGGCGGACGGCCTGCTGATGTCCAAAGGCATGCGCCGCGGCCTTACCAAGTACCTCCGCAGTGTCGGGGCCGGGGCTACCGCGATGAAAGACGAATTCGGCAGCCTCATCGAGACCTACAACGGGCTGCCCATCTGGGCCTCCGACCACGTGCTCGATACCGAGCTTACCTCATCGGGCGCGTTCTCCGCCTCCACCGGCGGCCTGACGACCTCGATCTTCGCCCTGTCCTTTGCCGAGAAAGGCGTGGAAGGCATACAGGCCGGGCCGCTTGAGGTAGTGCCCTGGGCGCCAATCCCCGGAACCAACAAAGAGTGGTGCCAGATTCGCTGGTACCCCGGCGTCATGATGCAGTCCCTGGTCGCCTCGGCGAAGATTGTCGGCATCGACGCCGACGGAACCGTGGCGGCCTAACCCAAGGGTAATGAAAGTTTAGCGGGAGGCTAAAATAACATGGCTTACACCGACAAAGCGGGTAAAATCATTCTCAACAAATGGGGCAACGTGCCGGCCGCCATCTTCGCCACCGTCGTCAAGGGCGACCTGCTGACCTACGACAGCGCCAACTACGGCTGGAAACTGGCTGACCAGAGCGACAACCTGGCCGGCATGATGGTGGCTTGCGAGGACGGCGTCTCGGGCCAGACCATCGAGATTGCCAAGGCGGTCGTCTTCAAGACGCCTGACACGGAAACTAGCGGCGTCTACAGCGACAACAACATGGCCGCCGCTGCCGATGTGGGCAAACCGTTCTACGTCGGCGAGTCTGGCAAACTCCAGATCACCGAGGGGGCCACCTGTGCCCAGGAAGTGGGCTACATCATCTCCCGGACCGTCGGCTTCATCAGCCCGTCGGTCTCCCTGTCCGGCACCGCCCTCACCCTTTCCGGCAATCTCTCCGTAGGCGGGACGGCTGCCGTGACCGGTGCAACCACCCTGACCGGCGCATTGGCCGCCAATGGCGGAATCACCGTCGCCAGCGGCAAGAACCTCACCCTCACCAAGGGCACGCTTACCAACACCGAGGGTAACCTCGTCCTCACCAAGGGCGACCTGACCATGACAGCGGGTTCCGCCACTTTGACACTGGGCGACCTGACGTTGACTGCCGGTAACCTGACCCTGACAAAGGGCAGCTTCATCGACTACGTGGTCGCCATTTCAGATGACACCGCCGCCACCCTGGGCGGCACGTACATCGTGGACACCAGCGCCAAGGACGTTACCCTGACGCTGCCCGCCGCCGTTGCCGGTTTGACCGTCACGGCCATCGCTACTTCAGCCACCAAGCAGCTCACCATCGCGGCTGCTTCGGGTGACAAGATTCTGGAGGCTTACGTCGCCAAGGACCAGGTGAAGGCTAACGCCGCCGCCGGGGCGATGCTGACCCTCCGCTGTTTGGGCGCGGTCAACTGGGTCGCCGTCGACGCGGGTGTCGGCACCTGGACGTATTCATAAGCCATTAGCATCATAAGCCATTAGCAGCCGCGGGTGAGGGCTTGGTACTCACCCACTTTTACCCAGAAGGAGAGAAAAATTGGCAAACCTGACAGTAAACGAAATGGCAATGTTCGCCAAGTACAACGGCGACAAGGACCTGATCAACAACGAACTGTTCTGGAGGGAGTGCCTGATGGCCTACAAAGAGACCGTCATTCCCCTGCCGATGGTGGACTGCGCCGAGGCAAGGCGCAAATTGTCCGATATGCTTAATTGCCCGCCGGGTGAATGCGGGGCCTGCTGCCGCTATGAGCGCGTACCGGTTTCCAGAGAAGACGTGAAGCGCCTCGGGGAAGTCGGCGCGACAGCGGCTGTCCTCCAGGACGGCCAGCTCTATTTGATGTGCAAGGACGGCTGCCAGTTCCTCAAGGACGGCGCCTGCTCCGTCTACGCCAAGCGCCCCGACGTGTGTATGCAGTTCCCCATCCAAACACCGAGGGACGGCGTTATCGACGGGAAGACGCCCTTCAAGCAGGTCCAGTACCGCCTCAAATGCCAGCCGGCGCTTGAGGTCATCCGGGCTATTTTGCGGGAATCGTTGGACGGTGGCGAAATGGTGTTGCTGCCCGACCTGTCCCTCATCCCGAAGTACGTTGACCCGATGGACAAGATATTGAAGGAGGCCACTCGTGAAGCAAATCGCGCTAACTAAGTTCAAGGGTATGTCGGCGAAGGCCATCAAAAGCGGCCCCTGCCTGGAGGTCATCGCTGACGGGGCGCACGTCGGCTTCCTGATTGTAGGGGCCGAGATGGGCATGAGAGACAAAGTGGCGGGCATCGCCTCCCAGATCGACGCGGGGAGAGGCAAGTAATGCCCATCTATGAGTATGAGTGCCCAGCTGGGCACCGATTCGACCAGCGCCAGCCCGTAGAGCAAAGGGCGAAAGCAAATTGTCCAAAGTGTGGGCAATCTTCGCCCAAGCAGATCAGCCTGGTCAATGCCACCTTCGGCTGGAGATTGACGGAGCTATCGCACGTGCGCGGGCACAAAGACGAGTTTGAGCGAGATGTGTAAATAACTAACCGCTCTCGGGCCGGGGGTTTTCTCCTTCCCTCCGGCCCGGGGGACTCTTGGAGGCAGCATGAGGACTAAGGGCAAAGCATCAGAGCATTGTGAGGCCGGGATGGTTGCCGGGCCGGTAGCAGGGAGTCGGGCCAAGCCGAGGGGCAAGTGGCTAATCGAAGTCCATCGTGACATGGCCGCTTTCCTTCGGGGCGAAGTCCAAAGCCGCTCCGAAGGGCCGAACATCGCCACCGACGAGGGACTCAACCGCATCCTGGATGTAATGTTCCACGGGACCACCCAGACCGGGACGTGGTACTGCACCATAGTTGAAACGAACACGGCGCCTGCGGCTGGCATGACTTACGATGTCCCGGTTTACACCGAATCCACCGCCTACGCTGAGGCTACACGGCCAGCGTATGTAGAGGCTGCATCCTCCGGGAAGTCAATGACGAACGCGGCCAGCAAGGCCGTCTTCACCATCAACGCTACCAAGACACTCTACGGAGCGTCACTTGTCTCTGTGAACACCAAGGGTGACCATACTGGCGGGGCTAACAATGTCCTCTATTGCTACGCACTATTCGCGGCTTCACAGCCCGTGATCTCCGGGAATGTGGTAAGCCTGACCTATGTAGTTTCGATGGCCGACGACGGAGTGTAATGAGTACCGAGACTCTTAATCCAACCGGGGCGGGAGCCGCAACCCAACTGACGCCAGTTGGCGGTACGAACTGGGCTGTGAACGCCGACAGCGACGATGGGACGTACGTTCACTGGGAGTCATACGGAGCCGGGCCCGCAGGTGACCTTTACGCGGTAGCCAATACCACGTTTGCTACCGGGGCGGTAATTAACAGCGTCACCCTGTACGCACGAGGAAAGAGCGTTGGCTGGACAACCTCACCGGGCAGCTTTGGCTTACAGAGTGGAGCAACGAGCGACTGGGAGAGCGTCCCTGAGACTTCAATCACCAACAAGAGCAAGGTCTACCCCACTGACCCGAACACAGGGGTAGCATGGACGAAGGCCGCCATTGACGCCTTAGAGATTGGATGGAACAACGGGAACGACTCAGCCGACGGTTGCGAATTGTTCGGTTACAAGTGCTACATCGTGGTGGACTACCCCCTGATCGAGCCGGTGAACACCGACGGCGGCAAGGCCAGTGATACTCCGGCAGCCGAAATGGCCGCCGCTCCCGTGGCATCTGATGGTGCTTTGGCGGGCGATGCGGCCAGCCCGGAAGCCACACCAGCGGCCTCAGATGGAGCAAAGGCGGGGGACGCGCCATCCGGGCTAATGGAAGCCTCCCCGGTGCTGGCAGACGGGGCCGTGGCCAGCGAAGGCCTCCCGCTGCTGGATACCGTGTTCCGCTACACCTGGCCGAACCTCAAGGCGGTCATGAATGCCGACGGGCTTACATTCTACGTCTCCGCCGCCCTGGTAGCAACTCCTACCCCGGCGGGCGCGGACACCGTTTTCGAGGGCGTGAACCCGCCCCTCAAGGCAGTTGATTTGGGCGATGGTACTTACGCCGTCGCCGGGAGGATAGTGTAGTGGCAGATACCACCTTCCGCCACGTTTACCCCCTACTCAAGGCAGTAGACAATGGCGACGGGACGTACTCGCTGGCAATCGCCATGCCCGACGGCGGCATAGCGGCGGCTAAAGTCGCGCTGGCTGACGGCAAGATACTTGTCGGCAATGCGTCCAATCTGGCCGTAGCCGTCACGCCTTCTGGCGACGTGCTGATTACCAACGCCGGAGTGACCTCGATAGCCTCCGGGGTTATCATCAACGATGATGTTAAGTCAGACGCGGCCATCGCCTTTTCCAAACTGGCCGCCTTACCCAGCGCCCAGTTGCTGGTAGGCAACGGCTCCAACGTGGCGGCGGCGGTGGCATTGTCCGGCGACGGCACGCTCTCCAATGCCGGGGAGCTGACACTCCACACCCAAATCGGGGCGAGAATACTTGATAGATTGCCGTCACTGGTAATCCACCCTAATACGAGCTGGTCTGCTTCGACGGCGGTGAACGGGGCCAATCAGCCGTCGCCCACTGGGTACAATCAGACTGTCTCTTCTCCGTACGGAGCTAACTCGTGGGCAAAGCACCGTGTGCCCCTCGCCCACTCTGGCTTTCCCGCTAGCTCTTACTATGGTATCAACATCGCCAAATCGTATCTCGTGCGCTTCACTGTTGCCCGCACCACGGCGCTGGCTGACTTCATCTGCCATTTCAATTTCGGCGCCGACGACTCTTACACTCCGTTGGCTACGAAGGGCTTCGGGATAACGCTGACCAACTATGAGCTGAAGGGAACCGGCTTCAATACAGAACTAGGCGAGACAGCGGCCTTGGGGACGCTCACTGATAATACCAGCGTCGTCATTTGGATACTCCATGAACCTGCGGTACCGAAGCTCTCATACTGGTACAACACATCACCATTTACAGGAGCAGCCACCGCCACTATAACCGCATCGGCCAATGTCCCGCAGACTGGCTCGATGGACAAGTGTTGCCAGTCGTGCGGCTCGGTAACTGGCGGAGCTGGTGCGGTGTGGGGAGTCGGCGGGCCAGTAACGATATGGTATCTGGGATAGGAGTCGTAAATGATAATCGAGTTTGAAAGCGCGAACAGCCCTACCAACGTCGCCAAGCTGCTCGGCGTTGACCTGAAAGACATCGTGGTGCATACCGAGGGCGGACGGCTCGCCAAGGTGGAGATTGCCGGGAAGACGGTGACTGCCGACAAGATTGCGGCGGTTGAAGTGGCGACCGGGACTAAGGCCACGACAGGGGTGTCCAAATGACCACTATCGACAATGTCCGCCTGCTGATTTCGGATGTGGACGCGCCGCAACACTTCACCGACACTCAGGTCCAGGCATTCCTTGACCTTGAAGGCAACTCGGTAAGGCTGGCGGCGGCGCTGGCTTTGGAATCGTGGGCGGCCTCGGAAGCCTCCTCGATGCAAAGCGAAAAGGTGGGCGATTATTCGTACAGCCGAAAGACGGCTGACAACAAGCTGGCGCTGGCAGCCCGGTACCGCGACAGCGACAGCAACACGCCGGTTACCGACTGGGCCGAAATGGAACTCACGGAGGATGTGGCTAATTGAGCTTCACCGACTTGCTGATTTCGACCGCCACCATTAGCCGCTACACCGCCGGGACAGCCGATGCTTACGGCGTCGGGGCTAAGACGTGGGCTAACCACCTCACCGCCCAGCCGTGCCGCCTTTCCTACGTCTCGGGCAGACAGATACAGCGCGGCACCGAAGTCGTGCCGGTTGAGGCTTTGTTATTCACCGGCGTCATCGATGTCACCGAGGCCGACCGGGCCGTGGTGGACAGCGTTACCTGGGAGATTCTATTCGTGGCGGCGCGACAGGACGGGACAGCCAATCATCACCTCGAAATTGGATTAAAGCGAGTCAAACCGTGAAGATGGATGTCCGCGTGAGCCTCAACCTCGACGGGATGGACCTAGCTAAAGCCGTGGTAAAAGACGCCGCCAAAAAGACATTGCGCGACGTGGTGGTCGAAGTGGCCGGGGATTCGGTCAAAGGCTCGCCCGTTCGCACCGGCAACAACCGGCGCTCTATCTACTACGGCGTGTCCTACATGGGCAGCCACCAACCGGCCTCAGCCGAAGCGCCCAAAGAGGGCGACACTTCCGAAGGCCCGGACGAATCCTTATTGGACTCCAGCAAGATCGAGGGCGCCGTCTACAGCACGAGCGGGTACGGTGGAATACTGGAAACTGGTTCGGTCAAAATGCAGGCAAGGCCCTACATGAAGCCCGCTTTGGACAAGTTCTTCACAGAGGCCAATCTGACCGAAAAGATGAAGGGGTACTTGAAGTGAGCCTCGGCGATGTGAACGCTATTGTCCGGGCCTGGCTGGTAACGCAGACCACGTTGACCGCCAAAGTCAGCACCCGCATCTATTGCCCGCGCTTGCCGGAAGGGGCGACCCTGCCGGCTGTCGGTTTCTTTGTCCGTGGCGGACTCTCCACGCCGTACATTCCACCGATCGTAGACCCCAGTTTCCAATTCGACTGCTGGGCGGCCACGCAGATCGCCGCCCGCGAGGTCTACGGCGCACTCTACGAGGTGCTCCAGGGAGTGGAAAACCAGTCCATAGCCGTCGGCGGCACCACGTACCGCATACTCGCGGCGCGGGAGGAGGTACAGGGGCAAGACGTTCAAGACGTGGAACACCCCGGTTACTGCCGGGTGATTGCCTTTTTCGCACTGAAAATACAAATCTAGGAGGCACACATGGGAACCAAGGCCAATGTCCTGGTAGGCGCGGCATCCATCACCATCGGGGGCTCCGCAGTCGGTTACACAGTGGACGGGGTGACGCTGTCCATCAAGTCCAGCTTTGCCGATATCAAGGTTGAAGAGAATGTCGGCACCATCATCCGCAAATTGACCGATCAGGAAGTCTCGATCACCTTCAACATGGCGGAAGGGACTTTGCAGCACTTGGAGGACGCCATTCCGGGTAGCGTTTTGGCCGCTTCCACTCTCACCATCGGCGGCGCGGCGCTGGGCGACCAGCAGATCATCGCCGTCGGCTTGTCCCCGTCCGGCTCCGCCCGCACCGTCACGCTGCCGAACTGCAATCCGATTGGCGAGGTTGGCATCCCCTTCAAGAAAGGCGAGATCAGCGTCGTCCCGGTCACCTTCTCAGCCCTCGTGGCGGATACCGGCATCTTCGGCACCATCGTTGACAGCTAAAGCGAACAGGTAGAGGAGGCCGAATATGGCCGATAAAGCAAACGTACTCGTCGGCGCGGCGGCGATCACCATTGGCGTCGGTGTTCTGGCCAAAGTGGTCGGCTACACAATCGACGGGGTTTCCATGGCGGTAAAGTCGAGCTTTGCCGACATCAAGGTCCACGAGCTGGAGGGCACGCCGATACGCAAACTGGTTGACCAGGAATTGTCCGTTACCCTCAACATGGCGGAGGGCGACCTGGCAAGCCTGGTGGCAGCCATCCCCGGCTCTTCGCTGGTGACGGCCACCTCCACCCTGACCCTGGGCGCAGCGGCCCTGGCATTAGGCCGGCTGACCCTGGTAGGGACTGACCCCGCTGGGTATCCTCGGCTCATCATCCTGGACGACGTGAACCCTACCGGCGAAGTCGGCATGGTGTACAAGAAAGGCGAGGTGAGTGTGGTGCCCGTAACCTTCTCGGCGCTTGTGGCCGATGCCGGGACATTCGGCAGTGTCGTTGATGCGGCGGCAGCAGCACCGACTCTCACCGTCGGCGCTGACACCAAGTCGAACGCGGGCGGCACCATCATCGAAGCCAAGTTCTCCGGGGCCATGGCGGATCCCGCCGGCAAACATTTGGAGTTCTGGTTCACCGAGGCTGACACCGCCGGCAATCGGGCATTCTCAGCGGCAGCCCTCAAGGGCGGCGACAATACCACCATCGAACTCACCGTGTCCGGGGCAGCCATCACCGCCGGCAAGGCGCTGGCTTTGTACTACGCTCGCGGCTCTGAGTTCTCAGCGGCCGGCGGGGTGCTGGCCAGCTTCACCGCGCAAACCGTCGTAGCCAGACCGTAAAGCAACCCAAAAGGA